GGCAGATCCCTAACAGGCCGGGCAGACGTAGCCGGGCGCATCGTCCAAGCTGCCAATGCACTCGACTTTGATCTCGATATCGAAGGAGAACGTGAACTGCCCGCAGCACTCGGGCGTAGCGCCTGCGTCAATGTGGTGGTTGTAGTACGAAGCGTGTACGAAATCCGTCTCCAGGCTTAGCGGACTGCGCCGGTTGTGGAGTTGCAGTTCGGCGAATGAACCGTCGGGGCCGCTCCCCTCCAACTCTGAAACGGTGGAGCACTCCAGCAAGACCTTGGGGTTCGTGCCGCAGGTCTTGGCGATGCCGGCATGGCGCACGTAGACGCGCAGGCACTTGGAGGCACTGCTGTTGACGCGGTAGCGGTAGGTGCGGCGGATGATCTTGGAGGCTTCACCGATGCAGGAGGTGGACCAGACGTTGCCGGGGAACTGCGATCCCGGCGGCGCGCCGGGCTTGCCCCAGGACCAGCCGATGGGCCGAAACCATCCCCGCCCGATATCGGCGTCGGACACAATGGTCGCGAACTGGAAGACATCTAGGACCGTATTGCAGTTGACGGCGCTGAGGCAGGAAAAAATCGCCGGTAAAACGGTAAGAGTGTATTGCTGGCACTTGGCTAGAGGACGATTGACCGTGACGGTGAAGTCGAGCGCGTCTTCGCAGCCGAGGTCCACGAAGGGCGCATCGGCGGACTGGTACGGCACGGGTTCACCGGCGAAGAAGACGCTGCCGCGATAGAACCCGCCGCCGGTTACTTCCGCATGAAAGCTTACGACGAGTTGGTTCAAGTCTGACAGGGGCACGACGGTGAGAGTAATGCCGCCGGCGGGGATGGTCCCTAAGTCCAGGGCTCCGTTGGTCTGGATGTACTGGTAGGCGGCTTCCTGCTCCTGTTGGTCGCGGCAGGCTTGGCAGGTAGCGCAGTCGGGGAAGCACGTTTCTTGGCAGGACTGGCATTCGGAGTAGGTCGGGCAGTCGGACGGGTTGCATTCGCCGCAGTCTGAAAAGCAGGCGTTCCGTTGCGCTTCGCAGGCGGCGAGGCACGCTTCGTAATCGGGGCTCTCGGGGTCGCATTGGCTGGTGCAAACCGAGTAAGTATTCTCGCAGGCGTTCAAGCATAAGCTCTGCGCTTCCGCGCAAGCCTGCATGCAAATGTCCAGTTCTTGGCAGGCTTGGGTGCAGTCGCCTTCGCATTCGTCGCAGTGGGCGCAGGCTTGCTGGCACTGCGGGCTGGGCGGGCAGTTTAACCCGCATTCGGTGCAGGGGTTCGCGCCGCTGCCGCCGCAGCACGCGGGACAGGGTTCCACGGCGGCTTTACCGCTCGTGCGCACGCCGCGTTTCCCGGAGGCTCGGACGATGGCTGCGCCGGGCATGGCTTAGCACGCCTCCTGTTCGACCGTCTCGTTGATCCAGGAAAGCGCGAGCCTGCCGTCGTGCGTGTAATGCGCCAGACCAAAGGTCGCGGCGCTCATGCCGCCGACGGCGGGGCGACGCCATTGGTGCGGCTCGGCGGTCGGGTCCGTGGCTTCGAGCAGTACGGCCTCGGTGTAGAAGTCCCGAAGCGTATAGGTCCAGGTGGCCGGTCCAGAGGCGCTGCCGTTGCCCCCGCCGGTCTGTTCGAGCTTAATCGGAAAAACCGTAGGCGCGATCCCCAGGCGCACGACGGCCCAGCGCGTGTCGTCTTCGCCTTCGGGTAACTCCGGATCGGCCTCGTCCAGCCAGAGCACTTCGGCCGCGCCACCGGATTGAACGGTAAGGTGGGCGGTTTCGTCTTCGGCGATATCGGCGAAACGCGCGCGCTCGGGACCGGCTTGGGCGTCATCCGGGATCGTGATCTTGGCTGGGCAGATCCCGAGGACGTAAGCCAGTCCGGTTCGGTCGATACCCAAGGGCTCGGCCAGGATGCCGAAACGCCCTCTATGGCGCAGCTCCGGTATGACCCCGGAGAGTACGACGCGGTTCTTGAACTCCAGCAAGTTATCGGCGGGCGTGATGACGAGATCGTCGAGCCCCAGGACCGCAAAGCGTGCCTGGTCTTCCCCGCAGTCGTTGCGGACGTACACGATCCCGTTGCGCGTATCCTTAAAGGGCGGCTCGCTGGCGACGGTACGGGCGCGGCCACGGTAATCCAGCGCCGCGTCCACGAAGGCGTTGTAGGCCACAGCCGGAATGCGCAGGGCAGAGCCGGGGGCGACTTTCTGGAGGGGGTCGGCCACGGGACGCTAACCCAGCCCCAGCAGGGCGAACTCGGTTTCGGGGTAGACGCGCTCGACATAGACGGCGACGGGCTTCTTGATGAGCGCCTGCACGCCGTCGTCCACGTCGGCGGCGTACTGGACCCAGAGGTAATCCCAGCCCTTCTTGGCGATGCCGGCGATGGACCCGACTTGGAGGTTTTCACGGTTGGGCGAGGCGGCGAACTTGTAAGTGATCTCCCACAGGTCGTCGGGATCGGTCCCGCGCCGCGAGCCTGAGGCGCCCAGGAAGAGCACTTCGCCGGCTAAGAACCCTCGGAACGCATCGAAGTTGACCGACCCCGTGGCGCGGAATATGACGCCCAGGAAGGCGTTGTCCACCGCGCCGGGCGAGAAGAACCGCGTCTCGGCGAAGTTGTAGACGGGTACGGCGATGTCTACACCGGCGACTTGCTCGCCGTCAAAGCCGATGGCCCCGCCGAGCAACTCAGAGGCTTGCGGCCCGTAGCGCGCGCGGGTCTGCAAGGACTGCGTGATGTGCTGTGTGCCGCCGGAAGTATCGAACGAGAATACCGGCTCAGGGTTCTCCTGTTCGGCATGCTCGGCCTTCTCGTAGCGGACGACGATCTTCCAGGTGACCGCGTTAATCCGTTCGGCGATCTCGATGCTCTTGCGGGGCAGTCCGGCATAGAGCAAGGGGGTATCGGCCAGCGCGGCGGCTTTGACTTCCGCCTCATCGGCGGCCTCGCGCACGACGAACGGAATCTCCGCCGAAGGCCGGTCCGAGACGGTCTCGGTTCGTCCCTGAAAGAGTTCTTCGACCATCGCCACGCTTCACCTCACGCAAAGACGAGTCCGTCGTTCTGGTCTATTCTTTGGGCGATCTTGCGGGTGTGCTTGGCGGTCTCTTCGGCGGCCTTGGCGGCCCGCTCCTGGACGCTCTCGCCCACGCCGATCCGGTCGGCGGCGGCGGCCGAGAAGCCGCCCGAAACGTCGAAAGTGAGCTTCACGCGGTCTTCGATTTCTGGGGCGACGGCGGCCAGTTCCTGTTTTAAGTCGCCCAGGCTGGGCGGCTCAGGGGGCGCGGGTGGGGTAGGGGCCTCGGGCGAGGAATCCCTTCGCGCCCCTTCGCGCTTGGCTTTGGCCTCTTCCACGGCCAAGCGCCATTCCGCGCGAGCGGCTTCGAGCGCGTCTTGTCCGTCTTGGCGTTGGCGTTCGGACTGCTCGCGGCGGGTCTGGTCTTCGGCGTCGGCGGTGGCGGCGATATCCACCAGCGTCCGCTGGCGCGAGGATTCCAGGTCTTGAAGCTCCTGCTCGCGATCAAGCCGCGCGTCCAGGGTACGGTTGGAGACGTCCCGGTTGCGTTGCTCGGTTTCCTGGTCAATGCGCCGATTCACGGCCTCGACGTTGATCGTCGGGTCGATCACCGCCAACGCTTTGGTCCACTGCTTGGCGACGAAGCCGCCGAGATCGTTCCAGGTGCGCACGAAGAACGAGGCGAACTTACCCAACAGGTCCGCCCAGAAGTTGACGGTGGTGGCCCAGACGCGCCGGAGGCCGAACCAGGCGTTGGTGGCGAGCACCACGGCCCCGGTGAAGAGGCCGGAGGTTTGCGACAAGTACCAGTTCTTGAAGTCCAGCCACCAGCCCATGAGCGTGTTGATTCCGGCGCGCCAGACGACTTGGAGGCTCAGCCACAATACGCGGGCCGCCAGGGCGAGGTCGCCGGCGGCCAGGGCGTCTTGCATCCCCTGAAAAGATTCCAGCGCGAAGCCCTTCAGTTCGCCGAAGCGTTGGCCCAGCCAGGTAAGCGCCTCGCCGCCCACGCCTGATGCCCAGACCAAGTACGTTCCAAGCCCGGCAATCGCGGTGAGCACGAGGCCCAGGGGCGACAGGACGAACGCCAGCGCCGCCGAGGCTACGCTCGCAAAGGCTCCGAATGCCGTACCCAGGGCCGATAGGGTTCCGCCCAAGGCCGTAAGCGCGGCTCCAATTCCGAGGAGTGACACGCCGAGTTGGAGGATCGAAGTCACGAGGCCCTGGTTTTGCGCAAGCCAGTTGCGCGCGCTGGCGACGAGTTCCTGCATCCGGCCGGCCCATTCGGCCAGTAGCGGCGCGAGCGCGGAGCCCACGGTGACGACCAGACTTCGTAGCGTGGCCCACAAGCGGTCCAGGCCATCGTTGAGCGCGGCGGCGGCTTGGGCGTCCTCGGTGGACATGACGACTCCCAGCCGCCGCGCCTCCGCCCGGAGTTGGCTCAGGTCTCCCAGCATCGGGAGCAGGTTCGTCCCGGAGCGTCCGAAGACTTCCATGGCGGTTGCCGCGCGCTCGGCGGGGTCTTCGATGGCATTCAAGCGCGAACCGATCAGCGCGAACTGCTCGTCGGGCGAGAGCGCTTGGAGGTCTTCGACGGCGAGCCCCAGCGCCGAGAGCGCCTCCAGGGCCGTTTTGGACCCCGAGCGCGCTTCGGCGAGCGTGCGCTGCATGCGCCGGATGGCGCCTTCGACATCCTCCATCGAAGCACCGGAGAGCTGCGCCGCGTGGCCCAACTCCGAGAGCGCCTCGACGCTGATGCCCGTGCGCGCGGACATCTTGTCCAGGGCGTCGCCCATCTCGGCGAAGCTCTTGGCGGCGGCCAAGAGTGGCGTGACGATACCTGCACCTACAGCCAACGTCCGAGAGCCGAGGGCCTGCATGCCGGAGCCGATGGATTGCAGGCCCGACCCCAAGCTCTTCAAGCGGGTCAGCGCTTGTTGCAGGCCCTTGATGAGCTTGCTGTCGTTGACCGACAGTTCGATGAATGCCGCGCCCGCGCGGATGCCTTGCGACGAAGCCATGGGCTACTTCTTTCCTTGTTCCAGCGCGCGCTTGACGGCGTCCCAATGATCGGCGGGCATCGCCACCCAGCCGCCGATATCCTGTTCCACGGCCTCGCCCGAACCGTCCTTGGCGCGGCCCTTAACCTTGCGGTTCTCGAGCACGTCCATCGGACGGCCCGCGTGCAGGATCACGTACTCCGTCTTGGTGCGCGGCCCCAGCGTCACTTCGCCGCACCCCCAACTCATCCAGCAGAGCGTCATCGCCGCCAGGAGCAGCAGGGAGCGGACTTTCAGGCTTCGCATGCGTCACCTCCGTTTGAGCGGGCCGGTCCATCCCGAAGAGGGACTTCAAGACCCGCAGCACCACGTCCACGACGATTCCCAACCAAGCCATCGAAAGACCTCCTGGAACCGCGAGAGCACGCAGAGCAGGCCACTTCACCCAACAAGGGCTTAGGCTTTCTCTGCGTGCTCCGCGTCTCTGCAGTTTGAATGGCCGCTCAAGCCGCCTGGATTTCGGTCGCGCCTTCGGCCGCGAGCTTTCCGGCTTCGGCAATGACCTGGAACCCTTCCAGGAGCGTGAGGTCTTGGACCTCGGCGAACACCTTTGGCACGTTGTCGAAGGCGTTGACGACGGTCTGCGCGGCCTTGGGGTCGGCCATCATGAGCGTCACGAGCCGTGTCAAGATCGCCTGGACGTCGCCGCCGATGCGCTTGGCGAGATACCCTTTGACGGCCAGGGTTTTCAGCCCAGCCAAGAGTTCCTTCGTTTCTTGAATCCCGAATTCCTGCTCGGTCATGGCTTGCTTCCTCCTTGGGGGTGATCCACGAAGACCGCTTTGAGGACCGACAGATCCCGCGTCTTCGTGTGGGGCTTGCAGCGCTCTTGCGCCTCGTAGGGGTTGAAGTCCCCCGGCGTGAACGCTGAGTGCTTCTTTGGATCGCGGTGCGCGTTGGCCAGGAGCGCCAATATCGCCGACGTATGCGCCCAGGCCGCCCGGCCATGTCCCTCCGACATCCAGACCAGTTCCCGTAGCGTCAGGGGACCGGGATTGATGCCGAGGACCCCGGCGAGCTTCCAGACGAGGGGCCAGAGGTCGCCGTCGTGGCGCTCAGGGCTTTCTCGATCTCGCGCTCCAGTCTCGTCTCGGCCGCGTCTCGCGTGCGTTCGGCCAACTGTTGCATGGCCTGGAGCAGGCGCTTGACCCGCGCGCGGTCGCGCGGGTTCGGGGTAAAATTTGCGAGTTCCTCCAGAAGCGCCAAGGTTCCGGCTTCGATCGCATCTCCGGCCATCGCGCGGCCGAAGTCCACGTCGCTCACGCCCAGCTTGTCGGCTTCGGGCTTGCACACGACGAACAGCACATCGCACAGCAGCACCGGATCGGAAAGCAGCCGCTCCAGCACTTGGGCCAGTTCGGCGCTGGCGAGGTTGACCTGTAGCGCGGTTCGCACGCGCCGGATGGCGTCCACGTCCACGCTCACCGTCCAGGTCCGGCCGGCGTTGTCTTTGAAAGTGCGCATGACGTGTTCCTTTAGACCGTGACCCACTGCGGAGCCGTAGCCGAGTACGTCGGCTTTGCGGTGACCGAGACGGTGATGGCCTCTTCGAGCGCCTCTTTGCGCGAGAAGCTCAAGATCGAGAAATCGGCTTGCAGGCCCTGCGAACCGGCCTGGGCGATATCGCCGTCCATCACCGCGAAGCCGATCTTCTCGTTGTTGAAGTAGGCGTTCTTAATCGCCGTGAAGCCCGCGTCGGCGGTATCCCAAATCATTTCCATTTCAAGACTGGCATCTTTTAAGGTGGCAATGGATGCCTTCCAACCAGCGTTGCCTCGGGTGGTTACATCGGCCTCGCCCGTTTCAAGGTTTAGTGTCACGTCCCTAACGTTGGGGAGTTCGACCCACGCGCCTGCACCGAGCCCGCCAACTTTAAAATAAAGCTTGGCTTCCATACCGATGCGAATGCTCATGACTTGACCTCCACGTAAGAAACAAATCTCAGAAGGCCGAGCCATGGATTCTGGTGTCGGCCGTTTTGTGCTTGTTTGAGCAAGTACTGAATGGTTCCCACGAGAACAGCTATGTCCTCTCGTGAGTTTCCGAGCGTTAGATTGCAAAGGTTGTGAACAATGCCGCGCACTTCCCCCGATTGATGATCGTGGTCGATTACTTTTCTGTCCTCAGATAGTGGTCTCTCGCAGATGGCGCAGTTTCCTCGTTGGCGAGTGATCATTTCAGAATAGATTTCAGGGGTAATGCCCAGTTCATAGCAGCGTCTCTTGTGCCACCATTCACGTTTGTAATTGTTTCTCTCAGTGCTTAGGCATTTACGACACGAGCGTTTGTATCGAAGTTGGCCGTTGTATTTCGAAGGTGAGAAGGCATTGAGTGGCTTTTCAAGTCCGCAACGCTTGCAACGCATGCGCCCAAGACGCAGGATGTCATTCCACTTCTTGCTAGAAATGACTTTGAAATGCATGGGGGAAGTGGCGGCTTCGATGTCACAGTCCATTTATAGTTACCCTCGCACCGAATTTGCCCAAAGCCGGGGCAAGCGCGCCTTCCCGATGTTCAGCGCCGGTCCCATGAACGGGCGCGGCGGGTACTTGCGCGGCTTGCCGCCGGATGTCCCACCCTGCGAAGGCGGCAGGCCGTCCGTGACTTGTTTGGCCTTGGCGACCTGCCGGTCGGTCTTCAGGCGCACTACCACGGGCTTGCCGCCTTCGACTCGGATTGGGCCGTGCCCGCCGACTTCGAGTTTGAAGTTCGCCTTGCGCCCTTTGCGCTTCTTGGGGCTTTCCGTCCCGCCGAACTCATGTGTGCGTCCGATCTTCCCTACGTCCGAAGCGGCCGGGCCGATGACGACGCGGGTCTTGTCCTTCTCCACCGCGAAGACGATGGCGTTCTTTAAGCGGCCTTGCCGCGAGCGCGGCGGTTTGCCCGGCTCCGAGGCGACAGGGCTGACCTTGATGCTTCGCCGTGCGATGCCCCTCAGATACGCTCCGGCGCGCCCTAAGCTCTGAATGCTCGCCGCCTTGGCCTTGCGTGTGACCTTGGGCCTATCCACGCGCGCCTTGACCCGGACCGTGGCCACGGGTTCACCACGATCCGCCGGCCAGGACCACCAGGTCTCCGGCGCGGCCTTTGACCATGAGCTGCGCGAGACTCACGCGCTTGAGTTCGAACTGCGAGCCGGGGTCCCACGGGACTTCGGAACCGTCGTCGCTCAGGAAGAGCGCCTCTTTCTTATTGCTGCTGGGCAGCCGGACCGTCACGCTAAGCACCTCGCTGATGATCGGACTGAGCGGCTGGTACTGCGTGGTGAGCACGAGCTTGCGCACGACGGCGTTGTTCACGGAGCTACTCCAGCATCTGGAACGTGAGCGTCAGTACGCTCGTGAACTGCCGGAACTGATCCATGTGCTCCGGCGCGTACACGGGCTCGGGCTTGGCCACCGTGCAGAACGCTTCGCTCAGGCCCGGCAACCTGCGCCGGTGAAAGAGCGCCGCGATCCGTTCAACCAGCGTGACCAACGGGTCCAACTCGGGCGCGTCACCACGTTCGAACTTCTTCTGCACGCCCACGTCCACTCGGAAAATGCGCCGTGTCTGCCCGCGCGTAAGCGCCTGGGCGGTCTGGTCCTTGGGGACCACGCTCACGCGCAGGACGTTCAGCTCGGGCAACTCGAACTGCGGCTGATACAGACGCTGGGCTTGGACTTCCGGGTCCAACGCCGCCGCGTTCAGGGCGTCCACGACCCCATCGGCCACGCGCAGGAGTTCGGCGTTCATCGCCGCTCGCCGGCGTCCTGGGGAACCGCGCGCGCGTTCGTGAGCCGTTCCAGGGCCACGGTGTTACGCTCCAGGGCGTTTAAGAGCGTCTGCTGCACCCAGGTCTGGTGCTTCTCCAGGGCGAAGGACATGCGCCGTTCTCGCGCATGATCGCGCCAGAGGGTGTAGCCGACGACTAAGCCCGCCAGTCCCCACTGCGCCCAAAGCCCCGAGTCGCCGCCCAAGGGCACCGAGGCCAACAGGAGCGCGCCCATGCTCACCTTCGCCGCCGACTCGATCACGGAAGCACCTCCGTCGCGACCAACTTCGTGTGCATGCGCAGCGTCCGGCGGTACGGATCGGAGTAGCGCCAGCACGGCTCGTTACCCACCGCCATGACCTCGTAGACGAAGCACTTCCCCGCATCCGTCTCCAGCACGCGGTCGCCCGGTTTTGGCAGGATCGCCACGCCGCTTAAGGCCAAGTCCGCCGCCAGGATCAGATAGTCCCGCGTCTCGTAGCGTTCCTGGAGCCCGTAGCCTTTGTCCACCTGGAAGACCGTCTTGCCGACCGTTGCACGCACTTCGACCGATTCGCCGCCACGGCGGTACGTCACGGTCCTCGACAGATGCTTGGTGCGCTGCCGTTCCAGCCAGGCCGAGCCTTCCGCGAGCAGATCGCGCATGGCAGCCTACTGTTCGAGCCGAACCCGGACGGTTGGGTCCGTGTCAGCCGCCGCCTTGACGGTCTTCCCGACCAGCTTGTTGGCCCCGGCTTCGCTGTCGGACTTGGCTGCCTGCTCGGCCACGTCCCAATAAACCCGCACGCCTGCGGCCAAGGCCGTCCCGCCGCCGGCAGCCTTGGGAAAATCGAAGACCCCGGATACCTGGATCGCCCCGAGCGCTCCGGCCGGGATGGGGCGCGGGGCCACGCCTACAAGATCGCCCTGCACGACCACCGCTCCGGCGGGCACGTCGGCGGCGGGTACGTAGTCCACGGCATTGCCGTCCTGCACGAACGTCACGGGCATGGGAGTTCTCCGGTTCTGGGGTGCTGGGCCTCAGCCTTACGCTTCGCCCTTGGATTTCACGCCGCCGCGCGGGTCTTGCAGCGCCACGCCGAAGTCGTGATAGCCGCGCATCTGGATGCCCAGGACGGAGAA